GAAGTAGAAGTAGTCTCCAAGAATAAAGTCGTCGTACTGCTCGAAGAAGCGCTAGTAGTTGTAGTCGTCGTATTGTGATTAGCCGAAGCCGGCAACGGATAAAACGAAAAGCCGAGCGCCGGGAGAATTATTAAACTACGAAAGAAGCGCGAGTAATTCATCCGAAGTTAGTCCGAGCCGCGTTAGTACGGCGGCGCGTGTCGCTTCTTTGTCGGCTTGATCTTTTGCTAAAGCTTCGGCTTCTTGATCGGCTTCTAGTTTGTCGGCTTGTAATTGAGCTAACTCGGAAGAAGTCATATCTCGAGTAATGGTTTCGCCGGTTAAAGCGTCAATTATTTTTATTTGTGGATTAGACATTTTTTCCTAACTATTCGCGTATCCGTATATTTTGTAAGTACCCGTCAAAGTTTCCGGCGATGTAAACGGGAAGAAAGTTATACCGTCGAAAGACGTCGTAGCTTTAAAAACGCCGTTAGCAACGCAAGCGGTAGCCGTTTCACCTTGCATCAAATTAGCAACGCCGAACGAAGTCGGCTTACTTGCGAACGGGTTCTGAAGATCGAAGCTTGTAGACATACCCGAGCCGATATCCGTCCCGGTTGTTAATCTAAAAGAAGTACCGTTAGCGGCCGCAAGTATCGCGACGACGGTACTTCCGGCGGTGTCAATACCAAAAACGCCAAAAGTATAGTTAGAAGTCGTATTATCTGATCCGCTTACGCGCATCCGAAAAGCGACTCGGCTTCCTACCGAAACAATTAAATCGTTTAAAACTATTTTATAGTTTAAATAAGTTGCACTAAAACAATTATCTATGCTTGTGGCAGTACCCGAAAGACTTCCGCCGGTGATGAAAGTTAGACCGCTGGACGCGGTAGGGCCAGCAGAACTATAAAAGATCGCGGCACTAGCCGATGTAAAGTAAAGAGTCCCGCCGCCGTTTTGCGGTATCGCAAGCGAGCCGGCCGTAGTAATCGTGCAAGTACCCGCCGTAAGTGTGCAAACTCCAGCGCCTATATTCCCGATAAAAAAAGTATCTCCAGCGCTATATATCGAAGTGTTTATAGTTATTGTCGTCGCGCTCGCCGAGTTCATTATTACTCGCGTCCCGATATCGGTCGTAGTTGTCGGCGTATAGCTCGCCGTTTTAGTTGTGACCGTCTGATTAAAGTCGTTGCTCTGTAAAGCGTTTACTTGAGCGGCGGTTAAAACTTGTCCGCTAGTAAAAGTTTGTTTAGCCATACGCGGAGTCTAACCTAAGCGCCTAGCACGTTATCGGAATCTAGTTTCCCGTAAACGCCGTCGTTTAAAAGTAGCTCGTAAACGAGATTTGTAGGACTCGTAAAGATTCGCATACGATGACCGCTAAACGGGTCTATTGTGTGCTCGATTCCCTCTATTGCTAGCTCGCTAGTTATTGAAGCCGGCGATCCGGTCGCGAAGCTTCGGGTAATTTGTATCGTGTCGCCGATCTCAAGTAAAGCGACGGCGTTTTTTTGTGGAGTTGTAAGGCTCGCGAAGTTTACTAAGACGTCTGAGAATCGCGGCTCGGGTGTACCGTCTAAAAGATACTCGGCAAGCGTCAAAGCTTGAGCGTCGGTGGAGAGTAGCGAGCCGGTTATAGATACCGCTTGTATTTGATAGAGAGCTATCGAAGCCGTGTCGGTGTCCGTCTGAGCTGTACCGCCTACTCGCTCTACGGTCGCGCGGTTTATAACTTGATCGGTGGAGTAGTCAATACTGAGCGCCGAGTACGGCGTATTTACTCCGGCGTCTGAGAAAACTACTGACGCGCCGGCGAGAGTAGTTCCGATTCGAGCGTCGTAGGTTAAATTTCCGGTACGTGAAACATAGACGCGACCGGATTCGGCGTCGTCTGATATTGCTCGTAAGTAACTTAAAACGGAAGTTCCCTCGCTTATTGGATAGTTACCTAGTGTCGTAGTGCCGGTCTCGATGTCTCTCGTCCCGGCTGGATATGCGACTTCGGGACGATTAAGAATCGTCGTAACTCGGGCCGACGATAATTCGGTACTAGGTGTAAACGCGCTTAAAAAAGTGTTAGATAATAAAAAAAGATCATCCGCGCAAGTGATAGAGACCGTCGGTAAATTTTTAGTTTGTGCCGTCCCGTAGTCATAGGCGAAAGTTACGACGCGGCCTTTAAAAATATAGTCGCCGTTACGGGATAAACGGATCTGCCGAAGCGGCGAGAGTCCGGGAGTGTCGTCCGTTTCGTTGTAATAAATTGAAGCTTCATTAAACGGATCGAAAGCGCGAGTCGGATCTATAGCTTGTATCGACATTATTCCGGGAGCTATTGAGTCGGTTACGGTTTTCTTTCCGCGAAACGCGCGAATACTTGTAACTTGTGTCGTGATCTCCGAAAATTGGTCTACGCCGTCTAAGACGAAGCTCGTATTATTTAATAATCCTTGTTGTGCATCGTCCAGCGTAAAGCCGTCGCCAAATCCGGTATCCATTTCGAGTACATAAGATCCGCCGGTTACGATCGTTGCCATAAAAGGTTAGAAAGCTCCGCGAACGTTTACGTCTACCGGCCCGCTAATAAGGTTATATAGCTGTAACTGCTCCACTATAAGGTTCGGAAGTCCAGCGTCGGCCGTTACCGCGTTTACCGTGATATTTACCGTAGACGGCGAAGCGTCTCGAGCCGCGATCCGCTCGGCGATACCGACCGTAGTAATACCTTGAAACGCGGCCGAAGCCGGCGTAAATTGTGCGGCTTCTCTTGCGAACGTCGGCGTCTCTTTGCCACTACCGCCGCCGCTGGAGCTGGACGTAGTAGGGAGCGTAATCCCGCTAGTAGGTGCAATAAAGACGGGATCGGGTACACGGTCGGCAAGAGTCGGAGTAGTTACCGAAGTTGCTCCGCCGGACGGAGCGCTTATCGTCGGAAGAGTTATATCTATAGCTCCGGTTTTGCCTATGTCGACTCCCGGCAACATATTTAAAACGTCTATCGCTTTGTTTACTCCGGAGATTATTCCGTTTACCATCGTCTCGATCGTGCCGAGTACGCCGTTAGCTACCTTGACTAAGAAAATTCCGATACTCGCGAACGCGTCTATAAATAAAAAGATGACGTCTATCGCTGGCCCGATTGCTTTAGCTAAAACTTCAAAAGCTACTTTTAATACGACGCCGACGACCGGCGCTATCTTTTCTTTAATGAGTGTATAAAAGGCTTGTAAAAAATTAAAGTACTTTATAATTGTTTCGCGATTCTCGTCGATCTTTGTCGCGAGTAACGTAAAAATTTTAGCTAATCCCTCGAAGATCGGGATAGCGATAGAGAGCACGATCGGAATTAAAGTGTCTTTTATAAAGCCAACGAAAGCAAAGAAAGCCGGGATTAAATTCTTTTGCACAAACTCGACTAGCGTTTTTATAACGGGTAAAAAATAAGTTTGAAAAGCCGGGACGAGTGTCTCGGTTATAAAAGTGCCGACTTTAGTTAGTTGCTCCGTTAGTGCTGGTAGTACCTTTTCGTTTATGAAAGCTACTGACGGCGTTAAGACGTCCGCGAAAACGCTCGTTAGTTTTAGCGCTATCGGTAGTAAGGCCATACCGATATCCGTTACTACGTTTTGAAGTTGTGCGGATAAAATTCTTTGAGTATTAGCTAGACCGTCCGAAGTTCGAGCGAAGTCGCCTTGAGCGTCTCCGGTCTGCTCATAGATTACTTTTTGCGCGGCTAATATCTTTTGTTGAGCGGTGAGCGCTCCGCTACCGCTAAATATGCCAAGCTCTAAAGCGGCTTGTTTAAGTGTGGCATCGTTTAAAAGAACGCCGTAACTTCTTAGCGGTTCGGATTCTCCACGAAGCGCCGCGCCGATCGCGTTTATCGCTTGCTCCGGACTCGTATTATTGAACGACGCTAAATCCGAAGCTAGTCCCGTAAAATCTGTTGAAAACGTAGCTAACTTTTCGCCGGTAAGGCCGGCGGCTTTACCGAAAATACCGAAAGAAGCCGAAGCGTCTAAGGCTTGTTGTCGAGTTTGTCCGAGATTAGTCGCGGCGTCGCTAGCGAACTTTTCTATTGACTTATTGGCGTCGCCGAAAACTACCGCGACTTTCGAGATAGTTTCGTTTAGATCCGAAGCTTTTCCGATCGCTAAGACTGCTCCAGCGCCTACGGCCGCAAAGCCGGCCGCCGTTGCTATGCCTATTTTTTTGAACGAGCCGGATAAGCGATCTAAAGACGATTCGGCTTCGCCTACCGCTTTTTTAAGCGGGCCGGCGTTACCGACGATAGAGACGGTAATCGGTTTAGCCATATTTTTATCCTAGATCGTATTTTGTTACTAGATCGGATACTAACTCGGCGTAACGATTAGCGACTTCGCTTTTACGCGCGTCTATAGCTTCATAAAGAAACGTATTAGGTTTAATGCTTCGAGCTGGCCAACCAAAGTGAATCGGGCCGGCATACTGTACGCCGACGTTTCCGGCTCTTACTTTCGCGCTTTTCTTTGTAGACGCGTTTCGTATTGCGGCCGCTAAAGCTCCGGTAAGAAACGGGACATATTTTTTAGATTCGTTAATAACTATTTCGGCGACTTGTTTATTTGTTTCTAAAAATTCCGTTTTATTTAGATCGAGCGCGTCGGTAGATAGTTTTCGTAGGTTTCGCTGTACTTCTGAAAGTCCCGTAATTTTGATCGGGTCTCGTGAATCTGCTCGAAAGCCGAACGTGCCGCTCGCCATAAGTTTTATCTCCGTCCAGCGTTTCGCTCTTTGTTACGTCTAAGAAGTCCATCAAAGATTAGTTCTAAAACTAGCGGAGACGTGTTTATAAGTTCGTTAGGCGCTATGCCGGTTTCTATTGCGATCTCGGCGATATATTCGCTAAACGAGTTACGCGTTAAACTTTTAAATCGTTACTTATTTCAACGTCCGCGACGGTTTTAGTCCACTCATCAAAAGGCTTAACGACGTTACCGCCGTCGCGCTCCGCAAGCCAAGCCAAATAATAAAGATGCTCCATTTTTGTATCCGTCGTACTAAACGCGGTAGAGATACCCATTTTTGCATAACGCTCAAAAGCGATAATCGCCGGCGGAAATACCGGAAGCTCTACCTTTTCGCCGTCGCGTCTTTCGACTGTTAAAACTATTCTAAGCAAGAGTTACGCCGAGATAGCTTGAGCGATCGAGCCACCTGTATAAGTTAACGTAATTTCAACTAACTCCCCGACCGACACTACGAGCGGTACGCTCGAGAGGAATCCGCCGGTGTGAGTGTATCTAGGCGAGCTAACTCCGGGAGCGGCCGCTAACGGTTCGTAAACGATAACCGAAGTCGTCCCGACATCACCAAAAGCGAATTGAATAGCTTCCGTAGTTAAAAAACTTCCGAGCAAAGTAAAAGTAGTCTCCGAGTTTTCTAAGCCGGCCGCGTTTTCTACTGACGTCGAAGCGAGAGTAGTTGAGTCTAAAGCCGGCACGTTTTTAGTCATCGTAAGGCTTCGAAGCTGGTCGTTAAAATCTGTACCGCCGACCGTAAAGACGGTAGCTTTTCCAAGTTGTACTACTGT